CGTTGACATTGTGCGCGAGGCACGCATCCTCTTATCGAGGTTGTTTGCCTACTTTGATCCGCTTAATATTCATCCTAGGCACGGTCCTGGAGTTGTTGCTTCTAAGCAAAAGCTCTCGGAAAAGTACCGTTGGACGAATGTTGCGGCGAAGATCACAGACGTTTATCCTTTCGATGCCTTTTTTACGGCATCTTTGGGTCACGTTTGTGATTGTTACAAGGCGTATAATACGCTTTGTGAGAAGAGTCTTCCGGCCAGGATTATCCTTGTGCCGAAAGATTCTCGCGGGCCTCGACTAATCTCTTGTGAACCTGTTGATTTTCAATGGGTACAACAAGGGCTTGGTAAGGCTATTGTAGAACTGGTGGAATCGCATCCTCTTACAAGAGAGGTCGTGCATTTCACAGATCAAGAACCCAATCGGAATGTAGCCATGATTGGCTCACATGACGGTCGGTACTCGACCCTTGACCTTAAAGAGGCCTCGGATAGAGTTACTCTTGAACTAGTTCGCCTGCTGTTTCCGGAACACATATGTGTTGCTTTGGAAGCTTGCAGGAGTGGCTCCACGGAGCTCCTTGACGGAAGAATCTTAAACCTCAATAAGTTTGCCCCAATGGGTTCAGCATTATGCTTTCCCATTATGGCACTCTGTATTTGGGCGATTCTTTCGGCCGGTGCTCCTAACGCGCATGTGCGAGAGCACATGTTAGTGTATGGTGATGATGTGATCGTTCCAACGGCTTATGCCGGAGACGCGATCGAATATCTCGAGTCATTTGGTTTAGTCATAAACCGTGACAAGAGTTGTACCAGTGGACTCTTTAGAGAGTCATGTGGCAAAGATGCCTTCAAGGGCATCGACGTCACGCCTGTCAAATTAAAGACAGTCTGGTCAGAGTCACCGTCTGCCGGAGTCTATACCTCATGGATCGCTTATGCGAATTCATTCTGGGATAGACAGATGTACTGTACTTACAACGCCATCGTGGACGGTGTAAAGGAGGAAACTCCGATATACCGGCTAGCGAAATACGTTGTAAAGGGACTACTGGACTTGTATCCGGGAATCCCAAGCGAAGACATGACAATGTCATGTCCTAGCCTACGGTACCTAACTGAGGACCAAAAGCCTCGAGTTCGACGATGGAACAAGCACTTACAGAAGCGCGAGTTCCGCGTCCGAATACTACGAAGCCCACCCGTCTCCCAAGAAATTGACGGTTGGTCTATGCTTCTTCGGTATTTTGCCGAAGCTAGCACGGATCCACCTCTCGATTTCACAAGAGATTTAGATGGTGTTAATGTCCAGGCGCCTTCAACATTTTTGTTGAATACGCCCTTATCAGTTCGGCTGTACACGAGACCCCGGACGAGCATGCTCGGCTGGGGTTGGCGAGGACAGTGAAAGGTCACCCGAAAGGGCGAACCTGAGTGGGGG